GAACGGCCAGCCGGTTGAGCCCGAGGAGGAGCAGCTCGAAGGCGCCGAGGCGCAGGAGGCCGGGGCCGAGGAGGAGCAGCAGGGCGAGCAGCTGGAAGAGCAGGGCGAGGAGGAGCAGGCCGCGGGCGCAGGCAGTGAGCAGGGCGAGGAGGAAGCCGAGGAAGAGGGCCTCTCCCCCGGGAAGGAGCAGGACGAGGATCGCAAGCGCCGTGGAGGCAAGATGGGCACCAAGCGCACCGCGGAGATGACGGCCGTGACCGCGCAGGCGCGCACCATCGACGTGCTGCGCCGCGAGAACGCGATGCTGCACGCCGGGCTCCGCTTCATCGCCGAGCTGGCGGGCGTCACCCCGGAGCTGAACCAGATCATGCACCAGGCGGACCTGGCCAACCCGGCCCAGCCGGTGCCGGACCCGCCGCAGGAGCCGCCGACCCAGAGCACCGAGGAGGCCCTGGCCTCCGGGGCGCCGACCGGCAGCGGCACGGGCGAGGCCCGCGGCCCGGGGCACTCCGAGGATGATCCGTCCCGTCCCGGCACCGCACCGGGCTCGCTGACCGCCGTCCCGGCCGAGCAGACCACCACGGCGATCACCCCGGGCGTGGAGATGCAGACGCCCCCGGCCCGCCAGCTTGTCGACGTCACCGCCCCGGTGCAGGGCACCAACCCGTCCCAGGACGGCGGCGTGCCGATTGAGCAGCGCCGGATCGAGACCGACGTGCGGGTTGACCCGGACCCGCTGAAGGCTTCCGGGCCCGGCATCGGCGGGGTCGGCACCGACGGCACGGCGTTCCCCTGGACGATGGCGGGCCGCCGGGCTACGGGCGGGCCGGCCAGTCCCGAGGACGAGCGCGGCGCCCGCACGTTCGCCGCCATCCGGCTGGCCAAGCTGCGCATCACGGCCGGGCTGACCCGCGGGGACGAGCTGGACGTGGCCACCGCGATCGAGCGGGATGCCGCCCTGGACCTGCGCACCATCGAGCACGAGATCGGCACGCTGACCCAGGTGGCCAGGGCCGCCCCGCAGGGCCAGCCGCGGTACCCCAGGGGCATGGCGCCGCGCACCGCGGCCAGGTCCGCTCCCTCGTTCGCCGGGGACCCGCAGCCGGCCATGGCGCTGACCGCGAATTACGCCGTCGGCGACACGGACGACTCGGACCTGTTCGTCGATTAATGGTTCACTGAACCATTGACAAGCGAGGGAGGCGGCCCCCGACGTTGATCGCCTCCCCCGCCTGCCGAGCCGGGCATTGCCCACCCGTGCCGATCCGTGCCCTTGCCTGCGCTGCTGCGCGATGCCCCGCCGAACTGCGCCTTGGCGTGCTGAGCGATTCCTGCCCCGACTTGCCGAGCCGTGCGGTGCGATCCGTGCCGACCGAACGGCGCCCAGCCGAGCCTTGGGCTGCCTCTGCCTGCCTCACAATGGCATGCCTCGCCCCGCCTTGGAACGCCTCGCCATGCTTTTCCGGCCGAGCCGGGCCGGGCTGCGCTAGGCCCTCGAAGCCACGCCTAGCCTTTCCTGCCTCGCCCAGTGCCGCATCGCCGTCCACGCCGTGCAGCGGGGTGCCACGACGGCCGCACCTTGCCTTGCCCTGCATTCCGCGCAGAGCCGAGCTGTCCGGACGGTGCCGGGCCAAGCCACGCGATCCGATCCCGTGCCGGGCCCTGACGTATCAAGGAAGATAGCACATCGCAGAGCATGAGGAGGGCCGATGCCCTGGAGCGTGACGATCAAGACCGGGCTGAAGGACGTGGTGCTGCCCAACGGGCTGCGCTACCAGGCCGGCGACATCGTGGTGCTGAGCGACGACCAGATCCAGCTGATCTCCAAGACGGCGATCGCCAACCTGTTCACCGCTGCCCCCACCGCGGTCTCGGCCACCTGGCCAGCCGGGGCCTCGTGACAGGGCCCGAGCGCGACTGGGGCAAGGTCTGCTACGAGGCCTACGTCAACGACATCAGTGAGGCCGAGGCCGTCCTGCACGACCGGCTGCGGCTGGCCTGGGAGGTCCTGACCGCCACCGAGCAGGCCCACTGGCGGGCCGCGGCCCGGGAAGTGCTGGACCTCAGGGAGGCGTGATGGCGGACTTCTCGTTCGTGACGGAGCGGCTGGCGACCGGCGCGGCCATCACCGGGCCCGCTGACGTGACGGCGCTGCATGCCGCCGGGATCACGCACATCATCGACTGCCGTGCCGAGTTCAGCGACGCCCCGCTGCTGGCCACCTCGGGGATGGCCTACCTGTGGAACGGCACCGAGGACGACGGGCAGCCCAAGCCGCCTGCCTGGTTCGCGGCCAGCCTGGTGTTCGCGCTGCCCGCGCTGGCCACCGCCGGGGCGAAGGTGTACGCGCACTGCGCGGCCGGGGTGAACCGGGGCCCGTCGACAGCGTACGCGATCCTGCGGGCCTTCGGGCTGCTGCCCGCCGCCGCCGAGGCCATGATCCGCGCGGCCCGCCCCCAGGTGGGGCTGGCGTACAAGGCCGACGCCGACTCCGCCGTCACGGCGCTCGGCTACGACTGACCGGTGCACTCGCCTTCGCACCAGGGGCACCAGCTGTCGTCATCGACCGCCAGGCTCAGGCCGACCAGCTCCAGCAGGAAGATGCGCCATTCTCGTTCTTCGTCCATGCATGAGAGGTCCCTGAGCGCCTTCTGGCGTGAGCAGGCGCGCGTTCGCTCACGGAGAAGTCTCAACCTCTGCTTGAACCTCCCCCCAGAAGTAGCAGAGGACTGCATCTGGCTAAGCGCCAGCCCCGGAAGAGGCAGGACGAGGCGAAGGAGGTGACCAGTGAGCGGACGCTATGCGGATTCAGCGGCGAGCTGCTTCCTGGACGCCGCCTGCTTCCTCCAGCAGCTTGATGATGGCGCTGAGCTGGTCGCGAGAAGGCTTCAGGTAGATGATGCCCTGGGCGAGCCGCACTGGATCTTCGCCGGCGGCCCCGATCATGGTGTTGCAGTCCCGGTCGGCGTACCCGCGGATCCTCTTGGTTACGTGGTCGTGCTCGACGCACAGGGCCAGTCCGTTGGGGCCGTTGCCGCTGGGAATTTCGCCGCAGATGTCGCAGCGTCCCGAGCGCCCGGCGACTTCAGCTCGGTACTCCTCGATGGTGATGCCGTAGAGGCGCTGAAGCTGATAGCTGCGCAGGCGGTCCTTGTTGGCCTCGCGCCAGGCTTTATGCGCCTTGCTGACCTCCTCCTTGTGACCTTGCCGGTGCAGGCCTGCGTCCTCGCGTGCCTTGACCGCGCAGGTCCAGCCTTTGCTCCTGGCGGCATTCCTGTTGACCTGAACCGTTTCGCCGCAGCCCGAGCAGTAGGCCGTCCGGTTCGTTTCGTCGATCCGGCTGATGTAGTGCTGGCCCATTCCGACAGCCTAGGGCGGTCAGGAATCAAACGAAGTATCGAACAGGGTGAGGAGAGAGTGCGATGATTCGTACCTATCTTTCAAACGATTACATCAAGCGCACGATCCGGCCCCTGTTCGCCTGGACCCAGGCGACGCCCAAGCCGGTGTTCCTGGACCCGAACTGGACCAGGGCCGTGCCGGTCTGGCCGGGCATGGGCTTCATCCGCACGGGCGGCGACCTGGTGACCCTGGCGGGCGCCAACAGCACCCAGATGAACGGCGCCACCATGCAGGGCACCGCGGGCACCTCGAACAACGGCTCGTCCTACCTGGTGGCCACGCAGACGCTGCCCATCTACGGGCTCGGCGCGCTGTACGTCGGCGGCGACGGCATCGACGAGCTGCTGTACGCGGGCATCAACGCCTTCGCGGTCTGGGTGCTGACCCCCGACGCCGAGTTCGAGATCCTTGCCCCGGCTTTCGACCCGACGGCCACCTGGGCCGACCCGACCGACGGCTCCGGCTCGGTACTGGTGGGCTGCTGCACCCAGAACGCCTCCGGCGCTGCCGGCTCGGTGGGCGGCGGCACCGGGGCCCTCCAGGGGCAGCTGGTGCCCTGGTCCAGCTCCGTGTCGATCTCCGCCCCGGTGGCCCGGCTGCTGAAGGTCAACTCCAGCACCAAGATCACGATCGGCGGCCTGGAGCCGTACAGCGCGGCCCTGCTCGCCTCCACCTCTGCCAGCTTCGCAGCCGTCGGCCGCGACTGACCTCACAGGGACGCAGGAAAGGACACTCAGATGACCGAGCTTGCCACCGTTGCGAACGGGCAGCTGGCGCCGGCGGCACCGCTGGGCGGCCTGCGTCCCCGCGTTGCCTCGCGCAAGAGCGACGACTACGTTGCCCAGATCGAGGCCCGCCGGGCGCGCTCGGCTCCGCTGACCCGCGAGGCCAAGGTGCGCAAGATGGCCTTGATCCTCTCCGACGAGCTGCACGGCTTCCGCCGCCTGGGCGTCGGCATGGTGGGCCCGATCCAGCTGAAGCTGCGGTACCAGGGCATCGTGCGCAACGTGCTCGTCGAGGACCCGGTGACGCCGGGCACCCCGGTCGAGTACGACGTGTGGGACGACCTGGGCCAGGCCTACATCCTGAGCGGCACCGAGGGCGAGGTCCGGGTCACGCCCTTTGAAGGCAAGCGCATCCCGGTGCGGTTCTTCCGCATCGCGTCCCGCCCGGCGATCCGCAAGGAGGACCTGTTCTACCTCCGGATCAATGCGGTCGAGCAGGCCCAGGACGAGACCAAGCAGGCCATCCTGAAGCAGGAGGACGCCCGCCTGCTGGTTATCCTCCAGGCCGCGGTGACGGACTACGCCACCCGCCCGGACCACGTGGTCACGCCGAACCACAACATCACCGAGGCCTCGGGCTATCTCACCCCGGGCAGCCTCTACTCGGCTGTCGCGATGACGGACCTGCACGAGCTGCCGTCCGCCCGGCTCATGATCAACCCGTTCGACTTCCGCGACATGTACCGCTGGGACATCAACCAGACGGGCTGGGCCTTCAAGGACCGCGTGGTCGCCGGCGAGACGATCACCAGCTTCGGCGAGTTCCAGATCCAGCGTTCCATCATCGTGCCGCAGGCCAAGATCTTCCTGACCCCCGAGCCCAACTTCCTCGGGGTCTTCCCGGTCCTCTACTCGCTCGACGTCGAGGAGAACCACATGGTCGAGGCGTTCTGGAAGGGCTGGGTGTTCGATGAGATGGTGGCCATGAGCATCCTCAATCCTAGGGGAATCGCGACCATCACCAAGAGCTGACGACTGTAGTCGACTACTCTTCTCGCGCAGATAGCACAGGAGCGGGCCCCTTCGGCTGGGGGCCCGCTCCTGTCGTGTCCGACGCGTCGAACAGGTATTGCCGGCTGGTCACGCGCAGTCACATCTGCTTGTACTTGCGGCGGAACCTCTTGCGCTTGATCCCGGGCACCGCGGGCAGCAGCACGTGCTTGGCACGGTGCTCTCCGGTGTTGCCGTCGTAGTCGGCCCGGTGCTTGCCCTTGGGCTTCTCCCTGCGGTACTTGGCCTTCAGCGGGATCTCGCGGGGCCCGCTGGCCCCGTCCATGATTCACCTCCTCACCTCACTCGGCGGGGCGGGCGGCCACGGACGGCATGGCGTACGACCTCCTGATCGCGGTACCGCAGGGCGCCCGGGGCTTCGGGACACCCGGGCGTTCGCTTGCCCGGCCAGGGTACCAGCTATTAGGGTTCATTGATTATGGCGAGACTCCCCGGTGAGCAGTTCCTCATCCAGCAGATGGACGGCGTGGTCATCCTGTTCGAGGAGGGCAGCGAGCGCGAGATCGTGCGCATCCCGCTGTCCGTCCCGGTCGACCCGCACGACCCCGAGAAGGGCACCAGGCTCAACGCCGACGGGTTCGCGAAGGCCCAGAAGACGATCCACGACTCCGAGCTGAGCGACGAGGACAAGTGCTTCGCGCATTTCTGGTGCGGTTATTTCTGGGCGCACGCCGGCGGGCTCCTGGAGGCCTGACGTGGCGGCCGTTTCCGAGACCTGCGGCGACCGGGACTGCGTGATCTGCTACCCGCTGGTCACCAAGACCGGGCACGTCGTCACGCCCGAGGAGCTGGAGCTGTGGGCTGAGGAGGCCAGGGCCGGGTATGAGTTGTAATGCTGATCCGGTGCCCGCAGTGCAACGCCGACCCGAAGCTCATGCCGGACTGCGGCAAGTGCAGCGGCTCCGGCACCATCAACGTGAAGGATCCGCCGAAGAAGAGATGACGCCCTATAATCCTTGATATGCCTAAAGCGACTGCCGTATTCCACCTTGCCCAGTACCTGCCGTACGGCCGGGAAGACAAGCCGGGGAACTGGGCGGACCTGTCCCGGTGGGGCACCCCCGAGGATGCCTGGGAACGGATTGACGTCTTCCGCCAGGCCTACGACGATCATCCTGAGGCCCTCCAGCCGGCGGGCTACCGGGTGGTCAGGCGCACCATCATCGACGAGGTGGTTCCCGACCTGCGGCCGAAGCCCGAGGAGGAAGCCGATGCAGTGGCGACCGGGTTACCTGGCTATCCGGGCCCTGGGCCGCGCCCGGTGGATGCTGGCTGCCGTCCCGGCCTCGGCCTACATCGCCTTCGCCACCCTGGGCCTGGCGTTCATCCCGCTGGCGGCGGATCATGCGGCAGATGCTCCAGGCGCCCAGCGTGAAGCTGGCGAAGGCGGACAGCGGCGCCCAGGTCTTGCCGGCCAGCGGGCCCTGTC